CAAGTATATTTAGATAAAAGATAAACACACAATGGCGAACTCAGGACCCATTACAACTTATAAAGACGTCATAACATATTTCGAGACGTTGTGTAATTCGCATATGGCGGTTAAGCAATTCCAATCTGGGATGATCTCAGATATAGACGTGCAAACCGATGCGTTAACCCCAACCCAATATCCCTTGGTTTTCTTGGTGCACCGCAACGGGGAAATCGACCGAGACGGTAAAACCTCGTTTGATTTTTCTTTAATGGTTATGGAGATTTCTAAGGACAGGGAGAATCTCGAGGTGAATCGGTTATCATCGACGCACGATATTCTTCAAGATTTAATCGCCAAGATTGTGTTGACATCTTACAAGGAGGTTGATATGAACGTGGAGACACCGATTCTGACAACCCCGTTTGTCGAACGCTTTAATAATAACTTGTCAGGTTGGGCGGCAGAAATAACGGTGACGATTAAGGCACCACTAAACTTATGTTTGGCAGCGTTTGAATAATGGCGGTTAAGATTAACATAACCAAGATCCTAAAAAGGGCAGCAAGAAAAATCGAGGCAAGAATTCGTTTGCAAGCGCCCGAGGGTAAAACGGGTAAACTCAAACGTTCTATATCCGTCAGGGTGGAACGAGGCGAGATCGTGTTAACTTATGACGATTATGGAAAATACACCAATTATGGAACCGAACAATATCGTGTCGACGAGGTGGACGAGTTCGAGGGTTACCGAAAAGGTCGAGGTGGTATCCGTGCCCAAGAATGGTCGGCGGTTCCAGAATCTACAATACAAGAGATAATCGATAACATCGAAAAAGAAATCGAAAAAGAAATGGAAAAGGCGTCAGACGACCCAAACAATTTCCTGGAATTTGATGTAATATGAAAGAGATAAAAGTCGAGATAAACGGGAACGAGTATAGTATCCGCGATTTAACTATAGCAGATTATTATGACCTGAAGCACAAGGCGTTGATGCAGGATATGGAATCTGCGTTCGAGGTTGTGTCGAGGTTAACCGATATCCCAAGGGCGGAATTACAGAAACTTAAGTATGAACACTGGTTGGAACTTTTCATCGCCGTGCAAGGCAAGATCAACGAGTCGTTTAAGAAATCTGAAAGCACCACCGAAACGAGGTTAAACCTCGGGGATAAAGAATTTGGGTTAATCGATTTACAGAACGCATCCATCGGTGAGTTTATGGATCTTGACATCTTGGTGTCATCCCCAGATTTAGAAACTCAGATGCACAAGATAATCGCGATACTATACCGCCCGTTTGTTGAAACCGAAGACGACATCGTGTTTGAAGAATATGACTCGAACCGTTGTGCAAACCGGGCAGAGATATTTCTGGAATTACCGTTAACCGTCGCTCAGCAAGCGCTCAGTTTTTTTTTGGATTTCGCAAGAGCGTCTTTAAGGCATATGCTGGAATTTTCGATTCAGGAGATGACGAAGAACAAGGACCTGACTCAGGACCAAGCATCACGCCTCAAGAAACTTATATTCGAGTTGCTCGAGGATGGTTCGATACCCTCGCCATACTCGCAGGCGAAAACGTTCTCGAGTTCGACCGAGCAAGCAGGATCCACCATAAACTCGCCTTTAACTATATCTCTTGGAGAATTGATAAACGAAAAGAAGAGGAGAGAAAACATAATGAACTTATTCAAAAATATAGGACTTAACTAAGATGAGCATATCAGCAGTAAATTATAAACCGCACGTTTATACCCCAGCATATAACCCGATCCCATATTCGATTACATCAAACGAAAACGGGCAAACCGATTTCTCTTATGTTTTCGACCTTTATGTAAACGGAGCAACGGGATACACCTATAGACTTAAGCAACGACCAAACCCAGCAGGAGCAGGTATGATCGATATCTCCCCGATTATGCAGAGTTATGTAGAACTAAGCAATTGGACAGCAGAACAAGGTTGGGGCAAGAATTTTAGAAACTTTTCTGAAATATGCCCGGTGGTCGAGGTTAAGGCAGGCGAGGAATACATCGGCACCAACGGACAATTAACTATATTCGACGGTTCAGGTGCAACGGGTGCACCGGCATATAACGTGTATCCGGCAGAGGCAAACGTTGGTGTCAGGGCAACCCCAGGTGCTTTTGACTTTACAGATCAACAAGATCACCTCAGCGATTACTTAACCGATTATGGTTATTTCGACGAATATCTGATGGACGGCGACGGCAAGTTCCTGAAACGCCAAGGCAATAACATCACTATACAAGACAACGACGTGCACACCTTGTCGTTTATCAATTGGATCGACACAGCGGCAACTTATGCTAAAGCGGTGCAGGGTATCAATATCGAATATTTCAACGCAAGTGGTTCTATATCCTCGACCTTTATACAAAACATAACCAGCAACGGGGGTGGACCAATGACGGCAGCAAATTACACGTCTATATCGTTTGATAAAGATTATGTTATGATGGCGGTTAACGTTGGGACCCGAGACTTAAGTTTGCCCGTTGGCACAACATATTATGAGGTAACCCCTTACTATAAAGATAACGCAACGGCGGCAACAACACCAGATGCGGTTGCTGGTGAAACGGTAACCTTTACCCTCGACACCAATTGCAACGACCTTTATCCGCCGGTGAGGTTAAGTTGGTTAAACGACCTGGGCGGGCGAGATTACTACAACTTCACAATGAAATATGAGAGAACATCTCGTTCTCAAGAAACGGAATATTACCAATCGGTTTTAGATTACACGGCGTTAAAACCCGTTAAAGAAATCGACGACGTGCCCAATTACCAGAATTGGTTAAGGGGCGGTAACAAATCGTTTAACAAGACGGTTACACAAACTTACAGAATCGAGAGCGATTGGGTAACCCAAGACGAGGTCGACTTTTTAGGTGCTATACCAGAATCTCCAAGTGTTTGGGGATACATCGACGGGGCAACAAACCCGGTAACGGTTAAGGTTAATAACCTCGACTACACTTACAAATTTGTTAAACAAGAGAAACTTGTACAAGCGTCGTTCGACTTAACGTTCACCAAAGTACAACAAAAACAAACCGTTTAATGGACAATATACAATTATTTGCTTTACAGCAAGGTCAGTCAGGATATTCTGGTTTTTTAGAACTGGATCTATACCAAGAAGAACCCATTAAGATTACCAAGCAGGTCGAAAGTTTAGAAGACCCAACTAAGACGGCAAGTAATTTTTCCAGAACGTTTAGGGTGCCACACACACCAACAAACGGTAAGTACTTTAAAGCGGTGTTTAACGTTAACGCCCAAGATTATGACGCAAGGCAAAAAGCAGATGCTTATGTAACGGTTAACGGTTCCACCTTTATGGAGGGTAACTTAAGAATTAACCAAATTATCCGCGGTGATGCTACAGGTAAGATCGAATACGAATTGATCTTTATGGGCGAGACCAGTAACTTTGCATCGGTGGTTGCACCCAAGGAACTAAGCGAACTAAACCTGGACGACTTTAACCACACCATAAACTATACCCAAATAACTAAATCTTGGGAACGCAAATTGTTTGACGGGGATATAGTTTATCCGTTGGCAGAATGGGGTTACACCTATACAAGCGGCGTTCCAAACCAAAGCACATTATCTAAATACGATGGTGTAGTTTCTAAATATGGTTTTACCTCCTCGTCTTTTCCGTTGGATACAACACAATTTAAACCAGCAATTCGTGCCAAGGTAGTTTGGGATAAAATTTTCGAGGAGGCAGGGTTTACTTATGAATCTGAATTTTTAGACCAGGGTTGGTTTACAGATTTATACTTAATTTCCAGCAACGAGGCATTGCCAACCCAGCGCTCAGATTCCAATTTCGAAGCACAAAACGGTTTCCAAGACTTTGGTACGGTGACCCCAGGTGATGCAAAGAAACTTAACTTTCCCTCTGTAGTATACAACAACGGTAACGCTTGGTTGCCAACATTATCCGAGTTTATCGCACCCTTTACCGGTGGACCATATCTTTTTACAATTAAAGATATGATATTTGAATTCCAGATCCCACAACCACCTGCTTACCAAACAGCACCACCTTATACCTTTAACATGCAATTCCAATTGTTTGTTAACGGTGTTAAAAGAGCAACACAAACTGGTTACATTGATTATACTCAACAATATCTGGATTTACCAAGTCCAGTTGGTAAACCAGCAAGCGCTGTTGTTAAATTTGGGATTTCAGGTAATTTTGAAACAACCTTATCCGCAAACATTACTAAAGGTGACTCGGTTGAATTATATGTTATTGTTCCAAGTGGGCAAACCAACTCGGCGTTCGATTTACGCAGTGGTATATTTTCTGGTATAACACCAAACGTTGTAAACCCTGCTGGTCTTATGCCAGCAAACACAAAGCAAATCGATTTTATAAAAGGTATAAACGACAGGTTTAAGTTAATCTGGGAACCAGACCCTGAGAACCCTAAGAACTTTTATATAGAACCTTGGAAGGATTGGGTTGGACAAGGCGAACAAAAAGACTGGACCGATAAACTAAACAACGCCAAGGACGTTTCTATAACGCCAACGTTCTATACTCAGCAGAGACAAATTACATTTAAGGATTCTAAAGAATCTGACATATACAACTTTTCTTATGAACAAGAATATAAGGAGGTTTTTGGAGAACGCAAACAAGATTCTGGTATAGAGGTTATTACAGGTAACCGAGACCTGACAAGTATATTTTCCCCGGTGCCGCTTGCACCCATTGGGAACAACGCCAATTTCTTGATTCCACATTTTGCAAAAGATACCGAGAACGAGCGCCAACCTATACAGGTTAAACCTCGTCTTATGTTCTATAACGGAATGCAAACCTCACCATTGACTTGGTATATTTCCAACGACACTGTAAACCCAAGTGTAAGCACTGCAAAAACAGAATATCCTGTATTTTCTCAATACGACCGATACCCATTTAACGAATCAGCGTTCGACCTTAACTGGAAAAACGTCGAACAATTTTGGGATGTAGAAGATACACCAAACGTTGGTTCGGGTAGAACCCCAAGAGATGCTTACAACTTGTATTGGGAAGATTGGTACAACGACACGTTCTCTTCTTCGTCCAGAATTTTAGAGGGCACATTTGTACTTGATTACCAAGATGTAACCAAGTTAAGGTTTAACGACCTTTTATTTGTTAAGGATGCTTGGTATATGCCACTGGAAATTAAAGATTATGTACTCGGTGCAACAAGCGAGGTTAAGGTTAAATTACTTAAACTTGGTACAGTTGGTATAAACATCGACACTACAGGACCTGGTTCGGGTGTTAAGTCTTATCCATATTCAGGGTTATGTTTTGGTGACACCTTGTGTGACGCATATTGTTGTAATGGGTTTGCACAATATACCCTTTATTCTGCACAAGACACTTTTGCTTTCACCTTCCAATTATTCCAGGATCAAAGTTTATTCGTGCCCGCAGCAGCAGGTTACTATAGCGACGGCACAACGATTTTGCAAGTTGACCGTTCAGGTTTTGTTATATCCATTGGAGTTGGAACATCTTGTTCTTGTAACCCGTTAACCGTTTCATCAACCGCGTGTGCATCTACAAATTTCTGCACCGCCGTTTGTTGTACAAGTTATCCGGTTTCCATTTATTATGACGGTACATCTCTTGCAACATCGACACTTGCATTCTCCAGCGCTGGTTATGGTTTGTTAACCCCTGGCACCTGGTATAAAGAAAACGGTAGCAGTTCCCCGGTGTTAATTGGGCGAGATGGTAAAACTATAGTACAGGTTGGAAACGCCAGCGGTTGTATCTGTGACGAACTTGGATATGACGATGTGCTTGGATACGGTTCAACAGAGGCAGGTGGTTGTTGTGGACAAGGTACAACAGGTGCGGTTGGAACCAACACAATGTATTATGACACACCAAACTTTTATGACGCAACAGCGTTCTATAACGACCCTTACCAAGAATCTCCGATCGGCGCAACAGCAGATGGTTATGTTTCTGATGGAGCAGTATATGTTCAGGTTGCTGGTGCAACAGCGGGTGCAACAGGTGGTTGTACAAATGCACAAACAATTTGGGCGGAGTGCGGAGACCGAACAGATTCTGTAGATGTAACACTTGAGAACAACTCAGGCACAACCACTGAGTTACAAGTGTACAACGAGATATCTTATGACGGCGAGAGTTTCCTTGCAAACGGTTATGAGGTATCAACAGGTGCAAACTTTGACAATTCTTTTGCCCCATTATATTCTCCGAGTTCTTGGTTCAGATTCCAAGTTATAGTTCCAGCAATTTATGGTGGATCGGTTGCATATGTCGTTCGCAAAAACGGAGATATTGTACATATTGATAGTGGAACAAGCGCACCTTACTACACACTAACATTTGGACCAATTGGGGAAGACGCTTACACGGTAGAATTCGAGTGGTTCCCATAATCAAAAACGGATAAAAGTATACTTAAAATAAACGCCCGAATATGGCAAAGAATAAAGAAATAACTTTTAAGGTTAAAGTCGTTGAAGACGGACAGGTTATCGATAAAACGGTAAATTCCGTCAACGAACTTGAAGAGGCGGCGAAGAACGCAAGAGATGCCTTGGCAAAAGCACCCGTTGGTTCTAAAGAATTTAAAGAACTAAACAACGCGGTTAAGCAAAACGAAAAGGCGTTGCTTAAGGGTAACGTCGCAGCAAAAGGTTTGGGCGGTGCACTTGGCAGTATCGGTGGACCAATCGGCGGTGTTATACAAGGTGTCGGTGGACTTAACAAGGCGTTGCTTACACTTGTCGCAAACCCAATTGGAGCGGTAATCGCAGCAGTTGTCCTTGCCCTTACAGGTTTATTCAAGGCGTTCACCTCGACTAAAGAGGGAGCAGAACAATTCGACCAGGTGCTCGCCGGCATATCTGCAGCGGTGGATGTTGTAAGAGACAGGGTGTTGCAATTTGCTGGTGCCATTGCTAAATTCTTTTCTGGTGACTTTAAAGGTGCAATGGAAGATGCAAGAGGTGCTGTATCGGGTATAGGTGCAGAAATCCTTGAAGAGGCAAAAGCAGCGGCGGCGCTTACAGATACACTACAAGGTATAGATGATGCACAACGCTCTCTAAACGTCGAACGTGCTAAACAAAACGCTCTTATAGCAGATGCTAAACTTAAGATCAACGACGAGAACTTAAGTTATCAAGAAAGGTTAACCGCGCTGGAAGATGTAAGGAAAGCGGAAATCGATCTTGCCGCCCAGGAAGAAGAACTTGCAAGACAAAGGGTGGAGGCACTAAGAGCACTTAACGCCTTGTCAGATTCGTCAGCAGAAGATCTCGATAAACTCGCCGAGGCAGAAGCAGCATATGCCCAAAGGCAACAAGAAACTAAACAAAAGCAGAAAGAACTTTTCGACCAAGAAAAGGCGTTAAGGGATAAACAACGAGCAGAGGCAGAAGCATATGCTAAACAACGACTTGCTATAGAAGATCAGATTCGCAAGGCAGAGCAGAAGAACCTTTTAGCAAGTATAGACGACGCAAACGAGCGTGCAGAAAAGCAAGCAGAGATCGAACGCAACGAGGCGTTAATTTCTATAGAACGTCTTGACGCCACCGAAAAGGAAAAGGCGAGGTTAAGGGAAGAAGCAGAAGAAGCATATACCCTTAAGTTGGGCGAAATCGAGAAAAAGCGTCAAGCGGATGCGGATAAAGCAAGAGAGGAAAAGGAAAAGAAAGACGAAGAGGCACGCCAAAAAGAAATCGCCAAGGAAAAAGAAAAGCAAGACACACTTAAGGCAATCGCCGAGGCAACCGCAGATACAGAAGAAGAGCGTCGTGCCCTCGAGATACAGAAGATCGAGGAATATTATGACAAACTTATAGAGCAAGCGGAAAAGTTAAATTTAGATACAACGGCGTTAACCGATGCAAGGAATAACGCGGTGGACGCCAAGAATAAAGAATTTAGAGACTCTGATATTCAGGCAGAAAAAGATTATGAGCGTGCTAAACTCGAGGCAAAAGCACAAGCGGTAAAGGATGGACTTAACATCATCGCAGATTTAGTAAACACGTTTGCTGGTGAAAACGAAAAAGCACAAAAGAGAGCGTTTAACGTGCAAAAGGGTGTTAATATTGCAACGGCAACTATAGACACTTACTTGGCAGCAACTAAAGTGTTATCCGCAGCATCTGCAAACCCAGCAACTATACTTTTCCCAGGTTATCCAGCGATACAAGCGGGTTTAATTATCGCAGCAGGTTTAGCAAACGTTGCTAAAATCGCAAGTCAAAAGTTTCAACCCGCTGGTGGTGGTGCTGGTGGCGGAGACGGTGCTGGTGGTGCTGGTTCATCACCAAGCAAGTTTAGACAAGGCGGTTTATTAACCGGGAGATCACACGCCCAAGGTGGAATTATGTCTCCGTTTGGTGAACTCGAGGGCGGTGAGTTTATAGTTAACCGCAACGCCACCCAATCGTTCTTGCCTATGCTCGAGAAGATGAATTCACTCGGACAAGGTGATCAACGTTCAATGGGCAACTTAAGTTCAGGACAAGAGAACGCCTTAATGGGACAAAAACAACCGATCATCAAGACATATGTTGTTGCATCGGAGATGTCTTCACAACAAGAGGCGAACAAACGCATATCAGATATAGCACGACTATAAAAATTTATATTTAAATCGATGGAGAGAAAAGTTATTAATTTAGAAATAATCGACGACCTCGAGAACTCGGGCGTTGATGCAATTGCCCTGGTGGACGAACCCGCCATTGGCAAATATTGGATGTATATGCGTTCAGAAGAATTTGTAAAACCAAGAGCAGGTGAATCTGAAAGCGACTTTATGTCCCGCTGTATGCCCGTTGTTTTAGGCGAGGGCAAACCAGAAGATCAAGCAGCAGCAATATGTTACTCGATGTATGAGCAAGGGTTTAGTATAGACACCGGTTCTTTACCGCCATATACACACCAAGTGGACGACGAGGATAAACTTGTTAAGAAATCGAATTTTAGCGAGGAGATGGACATCTTCGGTTATCGCACCAAATATTTCTATATCTGCCCAGGTGCTATAGGCACGTTTAAGCAACTTATAGAAGATTCCAAGGGTGAAGATGATTATGGAATGGTTCGTGCAGCAGCGAGAGCAGCAGACGGTATTTTTGCTATAGAAAAGAACGCCATTGAGAACGACTTTTCGTCAACCGATGATCTTAAAGAGGCAATGGTGCTTTTAGACGACTTTAACGACATAATGGACGAGATCGCTAAAAGAACCGGTAAGACATATGACACGTCTTATATGTCAGGTCATATCGAAAAGATACACGAATATCTTAACAAGGGTTTAGTCGAACCCCAGAAACAAGAAATGGCAGCGGTTGAAGATCTAAAAGTTGGTGATGCAGTATCTTGGAAAACGGGTGGACAAAACCCAAGAGGACGCATCAGGGAAATCGTTCGCAAGGGTTCACGCAAGGTGCCAGGTGCAGATTTCCGTGTCGAGGGAACACCTGAAGATCCTGGTTACTTAATCGAGATTTATGAAAGAGATAACGGCGATTGGAAACCAAGTGGTAAATTCGTTGGCAGAAAAGCAGGTTCGTTAATCAAGAATATCGAGTTTACATCTTGGCGAGGTTTATTCGCAGATGAAGACGAGAAAATCGTTGTTGGGCCCGTTGCTATACCGAACCTTGAGATTATCCGCAAGGGTGAAAATGGCAACCCATATTATGTAAAGTTTTCTGAGGGCACCATTGCAAGAATGGCAGAAAAGTTTATGAGAGAACTAAGAGCGAAAGAAACAAACATCCAGCACATTGACGATATGGATGCTGGTTCTTATGTTTTCGAATCTTGGGTGGTTGAAGACGCAGAGACGGATAAAGCAAACACCATATACAATATGGAGGTGCCAAAAGGAACCTGGATGACCAAGATGCGAGTAACAAACCCGAACACTTGGAAAAAGGTTAAAGCGGGTGAACTCAGAGGTTTGTCTTTACAAGGTAATTTTGTCGAAGAAGAAGATTACCAAGAATATCTGAAAGACAAGAAGAAAGTCGAAAAGTTAATCGAAATTCTAAACGGGGAATAAAGATATGTCACACCCGTTTAAAAGTATATTTAGTGACTACAAACAAAAATAATTAACAGGTATGAACTTCAAAAACAAGTTGAATCAAATTCGCGTTGTTCTTGGGATGGAGGTTAAACTCGCATCTGAAACACTCGTTGATGGAACCGTTGTTGAGGCAGAGGCATTCGAACCAGGTTACCCTGTATTCGTCGTTACCGAAGAAGGTAACACCCCAGCACCAGCGGGAGAACACGAGACCGATTCCCTAAAAATCGTCGTTGACGAAGAGGGTAAGATCGTTTCAGTTGAAGAGAAATCTTCTGAAGAAGCAAGCGTTGACGTTGAGGTCGAGGCACAAGAAGAAGAGGTTGAGGTTAAGGTCGATGCTGAAGAGCACGAGGACGAACCAAAAATCGAAATGGAAGATGTTGCTGAGATTAAAGAAGCGATGCAAAAAGTCGTTATGGCAGTTGAAGAGGTCGTGTCAGAAATGGCAGAGATCAAAGAAGAGGTTAAGATGATGAAAGAAAAGTATGCTAAGTTCGCTAAAGAACCAGCAGGCGAGAAATTCAAAACTTTAACATCTGAAGAATTTTCAGTTGCAAACGCAGAAGACAAAGTTGCAGCACGTGTTGCAGCACTAAAAAACCTTAAGAAGGATAACTTCTTTACAAAACACTAAACTAAAAAAAGAATAATATTATGGGATTTTCACTTTCCGATTTATCATCATTTACCCTGGAGGACTCGGGGTTACTGATTTCCAAGGCAGTGCTTGGCGCAGACTTGGTTGATTACATTGACGTTCGCCCTGGTTACCCAGAAGCAACCGTTGCAGTAAACGTTCTTGGAGCGACAGCAGATTTCCAAAACGAAGCGTGTGGATGGACCTCAGGTGGTTCTACAAACTTCACACAAATTACAATCACAAACTCAACAAAATCTTGGAAGCAGTCACTATGTCTTGCAGATTTGAGAGATTACTGGTTGTCTACACAACTTGATTCATCTGCTTATGGCGAGAACTTGCCATTCGAAGAGCAAATCGCAAACTATATGGTTGCAGAATCAAGAAAATCAGCAGAAGGCGTTATTGGTTCTCAAATCATCACTCAGGTTACAGTTGCGAATGGAGCAAGTCAGGGAGCAACTGGCGCTTTCACTTCAAGCACCGCTTACGCAAGAGCACTTGAGATGATCGACGCGTTGCCATTGGCAGTTTCAAATCGCGAAGACCTTATGATGTTTATGTCATATGCATCTTTCCGCGCATTGATGACAAACTTGGTTGCTCTTAACCTTTACCACTACCATCCAGGCGTTTCTACAGGAACAGGTTTGGGACAGAGCGTTGTTATTCCAGGAACAAACATCACCGCAGTTCCGGTTGGTGGATTTGGAACATCACAACGCGTTATTTGCGGACCTTCGAAGCATATAGTTATGGTTTGTGGTTTGACCGAAGATACAGACAGAATCGACGCTTGGTGGTCACGTGACAACCAGGAAATGAGAATGATCGCAAAATACACTAACGGTGTTGGAGTATTGGTTGAAGAATTCTCTACAAACGATTTGGCATAATAACCAAACACCAATAATTCTAAAGGGGAGAACTTAATCTCCCCTTTAAAGAAAAACTAAAAATCAAGAAAAACAAGAAATATGAGTTGTTTAATCACACAAAGTATCCCGCTTAATTGTATCGATGCAATATCGGGTATTTCCACTTGTTATATTGGTGTTGATATTGTTGTATCGTCTACAACGCTTGATTCGGATAACCAAATTACTGGACTTACAGGAAGCGGGAATCTATATCAATATTCGTTGGCAAAGGACACAGCAAATTTTGTTGAAACCGCAAACATCTCCAATACAAATGGAACCGCATTTTATTCTCAGGCGTTTACTTTTAACTTGCAAAAGTTATCAGCAGACAAGAGAAATCAATTACTTCTGCTAAGCAGAAACAGAGATATCAAAATTATCTTCGAAGACAACAATGGACAACTATGGTTTATGGGTAAAGATCGCGGCGGAGTGACCACTTCGATGACGGCGAATTCTGGAACCGCGCCTGGCGATGCTCAAAATTACGTTGTTACAATTACCTCAGATGAAAAAGAGAGTGTATACGCACTTGACAGTTTAACATCAATAAACGGTATTACAATTACGACCGTCTAAAACACAAAAAGACGAGGTTAAGGAAAACGGGGTTAACGCCCCGTTTTTTTATTGGCAGAAAAGCACAAATCTATATTTACTATAAACATCCTTATAGATGATAACGTTAACCCCGATTACAACAAACACGTTTGTCATATATGTTGACACTATAGACAACGACGTGCAAACGTTTGGAGATTACTTTCTCCTTGGGTTTAATAATGGGTTTACAAGACAATGGACATATGTTGTCCCAAGTGTCTTAACCCGCAACACCCGTTATCTGAAACTTGAAATTACCTTAACCCCGAACGTTTCTATAGAAGATCCTTTAAACGGTTCGGTTTACCTGGCACCCGCCGGTAATTGGGACTACAAGTTATGGAATACAAGCACCGCAACACTTAACCCCGCAGCAGGAGATTTACTTGACGAGGGACAAATGGTGCTGGAAGATTTAACACCAAACGAGATTAATTACACACCTTATGTTTCAAATAACGAGACAAACTCAAGTTATGTTTATTATTCTTCTTATGGTGTTTGGAACACAACCCAAACTAAATGGGACTTTTACCAAAAATTATGGCAAGGTGCCTAAAAATTATATTTACTAAAAATAAAATACAATTATGAGTAACCCATCTCCTCAAGAATCTTGGAATTCAGATATTATGATCGAGGTTATTGCTAAAGAGTTGCAGTATGCATCTCCGAACAACGTTGAGGCAATTACCCCTGGATCACCACTTGCATCTGGAGTTACAAACTTTTCTCTTTTGTTAAGCGAGGCAGCAACGGTTGGTTTTACCCCGGTTGGAGCAACAGGATCTATATCAGTTGCATTACCAGCAGGATATCAACCAATTCGTGTTTCTGCCGTTGCATCGGTTTCTGCAGGCAGCGCCTATGCACTATACTAAAACAAGATTATGACACAACAAGAAATAAACGATTACTTTATCGCATCGCCAGATTATTTAGAAATCGATGAAAACACTTTTGTTGATCAAACGGGACCTTTTACTTTTGTAACGGGAACCGAGCAATTGTCGATGTCATATCCAGGACCACCAGAAGAATATGGTGCGGTTATAAGAAATTCTTTTCTTGCAGATGTTGCAGCACTTTCATCTTGGATAACCGCGGTTGAACAAGATGCAATAAACCCACCAGGAATTTAATAAAGAATTATGTTAAATCTAAACTTAAACCTTAATAATACACCCATATTTGGAGGAGGGGGAGCACCAGCACCCGTTTGTCCAGCGTCCTTGATTTCTACAACGGATATAATGGGTTATTATAAATTCGACGACGACTATATAAATTCCCTTGGGGAATCGTTTTTTGGAACCGCGGGTCCAAATAATATGAACCCTTTTGCATCAGGCAAATTTGGTTCAGCAGCATCTTTTAATGGTGTAAATTCTTGGTTGGCGGCATTTGGAAATTCCAACGAAATGGAACCCGTTGGAACCGGAGGTTGGACGTTATCAACTTGGGTGAGTTTAGATGATACAACAAACAACCAAAGTCTTTGGGATAAAAGAAATCCTGGATCATCTGGAATGAGGGTTCTTATAAGACCTGGTGCTATACGAGATATTCTTGTAACTTGGAATACACAAAACCAAAGTTTTAGTTTACCCGCTGGTGTATTTACAGACGATACCTGGCATCACGTTGTTGTCAGACAAAACGCTGGCACAAACACTTTCAAGGTTGTTGTTGATGATGTTTCTCTTGGAACAGCAACAAGAACATCATATACAGCATCCGGACAATTATTAAACGTTGGTCGGGATCGTGCAAACACAAGTTCTTACCTAAATGGTCGTTTAGATGAATATACCATTTGGGACAGAGAACTTACAAACGCGGAGATTACAACACTATATGAGGCAGTATGTCCATTAACAACACAAGTAACCGTTTCAGATGCAGATGCTCAAGCGTTTATTGATATTGCTAACATTTATGACACAACCCAAGCAAACGCAATTAACGATGCGGTTGTTTCTCTTAAAGCAGAAGGTTTATGGAGCAAACTTTATGCTTTTTATCCATTCGCTGGTTTATTTCCAACTCAGCAGAGATTCAACCTTAAAGATCCCCGAGATCTTGACGCAGCGTTTAGACTTGATTTCGGCGGAGCAGGCACATTCGACAGACTTGGTTATCAACCAGCAGGTGTAAATGGATCCTATGCAGATACACATTTCAGCACAAACGATTTAACGGATCTTAACGATATTTACGTTGCACATTATCAATCTTTTTATCAAGCAGGTGCGTTATCCGGAGATAATTGGGGCGATGGAGGAACTTACCGTCAGGCGTTATGGGGAGATGTTCAAAACGGCACAAACTTTTTTGGCGAAAATGGTGGAGGAACAAATTTCCTTGGAACTTTTGGTAATGAGGTTATTGGTAACTGGACATTCAATAAAGAAACAGCAGGTGATTCATATGAATGGGCAATAAACGGTAACGTGTTTTCGTCAGGAACGGCAACACTTTCAGCAGGGCAAAACGATTCCTTTTTGCTCGGTGCTTATAATAACGGTGGTGGCACACCGTTTGGAGGTTCAAACGCAAACTTTTTAACTTTTGTTATAGCAGAATCTCTAAGTTCATCCGAACAAGCAGCGATGCAAACGATTCTGGACGACTACAACTACACAAGAGGTTGGTTTGGACCAATCGATTTAGTTCAAAGCAATTTTGCTTACTTTACAACGGCAGATTACGGTATAAGAACATCTTCGAATCAGGTTTATCCTATAGATCTTGTTGCAGGTGTTGAAGGTTCGGTTGAGGTTACAGGTTCGGGAGGATCTTCATCGGTTGTTAAGTATGAAACGAATACACCAAGATGGGAATTAAACACACCAGATGCGGCAACAGAGGTTTCTTACCTTTCAACAAATTATTCGCCACCAGCATTTGCAATTGATGATCTAAGAGGTGCTTTTGCAATTGTCAGAAGAAGAACGAATGGAGAGAGTTATTCTTACTTTAATTCAAACGACGGCACGGGAAGATACCAATTCTTTAATAACCTTTCGAACCAAAACCAATATATGAGATCTTATGGTTCGGCAAACGTTCAGTTGCAATGGGCATCAGTTCCAAATACAAGTGATTATTTTATAATGAATTACGAGTATAGAGGTAATATAGCAACTTCAAATTATTTGGATATAAACAGATCGCAAGTTGATACAAACGTTTCCTCACATTCAACTACAAACCAGGGAGAATTTTTGATTGGTCGTGCAGATCTTGGCAGTTCAACAGCAACCAATAATTTCGATATAGTTGCATTTGGTTTTTGTGAAAATAATTATCTGACAGCAGCAGAATCAGATGAATTAATTCAATGGTATGTTCGCAGTTATTACTTGCCTGGACAAACTTGGTTCTAAACATTCCGCCGCTTAAGGCGTCTCTATATAAACCGAGAAACCGGGGTTAACTTTAACCCCGGTTTTCTTTTGTCATAAACATCGATTTTTATATTTAGTTAAAATAAAGATTCAAGTGGATTTAACGAACACAAGAATACAGAATACTTACGGCGGCGTTATGAACGTTGGCGCTACAGGGTTCACCGGAGATTTTCAACAAATCACCGATGGATTTGGAACCCCGATGCCAATGGAGGCGTCAACCTCGGGGATAAACTTTACCGGAAATGTATATGTTAACGGGGTAACGGGGTTAATCGGTTCATCTGGAACCTCGGGAACCTCAGGAACGTCAGGAAACGATGGTCGAGACGGTGCAGGCGCTACAGGTGCTTATGCATCTTTTTATTCAAGTGTAGATCAAGCAATTGCGGTTATCAATACACCGCAGAAGGTTACACTTAACGGCACAACTTTATCTGAACGCATCACCCAATCGGGTGGAACCATAACTATACAAGATCCTGGAATTTATCAGATGTTAACAACAATGTTAATTTCCAACCTTTCTGGTTCAGGTGAAGATGTGCGAGTATGGTTAAAATTTAATTCAGTTGATTATCCAAATTCTTCACACCACATAACACTTGCAGCAAGAAAATCTGCAAGTGTGCCCTCAGAACAAACTTTAACATTTGGGTTTGTTGGACAAAGTTTAAACGTTAACGACACGGTTGAAATATATTGGGAATCAACATCAACGGATGTATCTTTACAATATGAAACCGGGGTTGGCAAACCAGATGCAGCATCGGTTAACGTGCAACTACAAAGTGTAAATACAGCAGGACCAACGGGAGCAACGGGTGCAGCAGGAACATCAGGAACGTCAGGAACAAATTATATGACAACGGCGTCTACATCAGGCACGGTTAACCTTGTTCTTGCAGATCATAACAAGTTCTTTACCGCTACAGGTGCATCAACGTTTGTTATTCCAACGAACGCCTCGGTTGCTTTTCCAAGTGGTTCACAAATGGTGTTTACCCGAGGTGGAACTGGCGAGGTTGGCATAACGGGTGCGGTCGGGGTTACACTTAACTCGTCAAACGATTACCGTTCCTTAAAGAACCAATATTCTGGAGCGAGTATAGTTAAAACGGGCACCGATACCTGGTATATGTTCGGAGAACTTAAAGCATAATTATGTTACCGATAACGCACGGCATATGGGCATCGAATTCTTCTGGTTTTAATACATTTTACCAGGATATACTCGATTATGCAACAGGACAAGGGTATACATTACCCAGCGAGGACCAACAAGATCTACAAAATGATCTTGTAGAATCAATGGTTAACCTCGGGGTTTGGGATAACTTGGACGTCTTTTATGTTTTTGCAACCGATGCGGGTTCAGATTTTGCCAGAATCAATTGGATCGACCCAAACCGAAATTATGCACAACTTTATAACACACCAAGTTTTACCTCAAACGAGGGATATACAGGTCGTGTAGATGCAACACCAGCATATATTGATTCAGAATTTCAGGTTGGTGTAACGGGAGCGAATTTCCAAAACTCAGATGCAAGTTTATTTGTTTATGTCTTCGATGACTTACAAAATATAATATATGGCGACGTTGGTGTTGTAGCAACATCGTTTGGTATAGGAGAACAATATGCGGCAATTAACACAATGATGCCACCGCAAGGTGCACTAAATAAAAGAGCAGAATATTCTTTACTTGAGGTTGCAGCACAAATACAAACCGATGTTGCAACGTCTATAGGTTTATCACACGTCGACCGTGCATCTTCATCTGAGGTTAAATTTTTTAAAGATGGATCTTTATTGGCAACAACCGCATCGACAGAGGTTGCTATATCCCAAACCCTTTATGTCAATTTCTTAAGAGGACGGTTTGCAGCAGATTATTCGGAGAGAACGGTTTCTATAGGTGGTGCGGGTGGATCTATAGCATCTGCGGCATCAGATTTTGGCACCGCAGTAACAACATATATGACATCGATATGAATTTAGAAAACAAACGTGTAAAAGACACTTACCTCGGCATCATCAATATGGGTGAAACGGGGATGAACGCAAGTTACCAAGAAATAACGGACGGTGCTGGGGTTAACCTCGGCGTGCAAGTAAGCACCTCAGGAACTAAATTAACTAAGGCAAACGTGTTCGCAGCAAATTTGCCGGGCCCTTATGCAAGCGACGCAGATTTTTACAGTAATTATTCTGGCGGAACGGCAGGGCAACTATACTTAATAACGGTTGATGGTAAAACCGCTATAACCGTTGCCGGAAACAATTAAACAACTTAATATGATTTACAAATTCAATACAAATTTCGTTCCAGCACCAACGGTGCCAAACATCTTTAAGGTGCGAGGCAAGAGATGGATCTCGTTTGGAGATGATAATCTTTACCCTCAATATGTCACCGAGTTGTATAACAAATCGGCAATTAACCGCACGGCAATTACCAGCAAGGCGCTAAACGTTGTTGGTGAGGGTTTGGAATGTAAGGTCGAAGAATATAATTATGTTCTTAACCGTGCAAACAAATATGAATCTTGGAACGAGGTGTTTGATAAAGCAGCGCTTGATTATGAAACATATGGCGGGTTTGCTTTACAGATTATTTGGACAAAAGACGCAGAAAAAATTCACTCGTTTTATCACGTCCCGTTCGGTGATGTAAGAGCGGGAGAAATCGACCGATCAGAAGATCGTTCTAAGTTTTATTATTACTCGTCAGATTGGAAAAACTATAAAAAGCATCAACCAATTGCATATCACACGTTCGACCCAGAAATGGCAGAAGAATTTCCAAACCAGATTCTTTACTTTTATGATTATGCACCGGGTTCTAAATATTACCCATTGCCAAGTTACTCAGGATCTTGTTCGGATATCGAAATCGATATTCAGGTTTCTACAC